CAGCACCTGCGGCCGGCCAGGGTGCATCTCCAGCGGCAGCACCTGCGGCTTTTGATCCTACTGGAAAAACTCCAGCAGAAATACAAGATGCTCGTAATAAGGGACTAATTGATGAATCAACTAGCAACCATGTAGTATTTGGTCAAGAAGAAAGTTTGGCTAGAATTATCAGTTTAGCAAGAGGTTAACGTGAAACTAATTGACGTACTATATGAAGAAGGTGAGATAACAACAAAATCGTTATCTCCTGAAGAATACACAAAATGGTATGCCGATCACGGACTCACTCCTCCTAGTACGCCTGGAGGATATGCAACTCCAACTGACAACAGATATGCGGCTGGAGAAGCAGAATACCAAAAATTAGTCAAAGGTGGACAGGGAGCAAGTCCTACACCTAAACCAGCGGCTAAATCAGATCCTAAAGTATTAGCATTGCAACAAAAATTAATTGCGTTAGGTGCAAAAATTAAAGCTGACGGCATCATGGGACCAGCTACACAAGCCGCAATGAAACAATATGGTTTAGATATCAATGGTAATAGTACTGCTAAGAATGTTGCGGCCGATGGCCAACCTCCAGCAACATTGATGAAAGATACACCTGCTGGTCAATTACAAACACAAGCCGCACAACAAGCTAAAGCCGCTTCGGATAGAAGTGCTACAACAACCGATCCAGGACGAACAAGTTTAAATGCAAATATTACCGTGGCACAGCCGACAGGACCTATTGCTCCAACAGCAATTAATAATGGTAGCGGAGTTGGTAAAAATGCAACCTTAGATCCGGCACAAGCAAGTGCGGCTAAAGATGCAATGAGCGATCCAAATGTTAGTGCAAGAGATAAGGCATTTTTAGCTCAAATGCAAGGAAACACACAAGCGGCCGCACCTACTGCACCTACTGCACCTGTTAGTGCTAAGGCACAAGCTAGAGCAAGAGGACAAGCGCAACCTGTTCAAGAAAGTTTAGACAGAATTATCGATTTGGCAAAATATCTGAAATAATATCACATTTAGAGCAAGAAATCTCTTGCAATGATAAATAAAAGCGTATACAATAACATGTATGCGCTTTTTCTTTAAGTAGATCTTAAAGGAATACAGGCAAATAAAAACGCAGAAATGCAAACACAAAGGCTATTAATAGGAGAACAATTATGGCATCTTTAGCAGAAATCAGAGCAAAACTTAAGGCAGCAGAATCAAAAGGTTCAGACAACAACAGAACAGGTGGAGACAATTCCATTTATCCGTTCTGGAATCTAAAAGAAGGCGATGAATCCGTACTGCGATTCTTACCAGATGGTAACGCCGATAACACATTTTTCTGGGTAGAACGTGCAATGATCAAATTGCCATTCGCCGGAATCAAAGGTGAGTCAGAAAGCAAACAAACTATTGTACAAGTACCATGCGTAGAAATGTATGGCGATACTTGCCCAATCCTATCTGAAGTCCGTGCATGGTTCAAAGATCCAGCACTAGAAGATATGGGTCGTAAATACTGGAAAAAGCGTAGTTACATTTTCCAAGGATTCGTTGTTGAAGACGGTCTAAAAGAAAAAGAAACTCCAGCAAATCCAATCCGTAGATTTATCATCGGACCTCAAATCTTTACAAGCATTCGTGCCGCGTTGGTTGATCCAGAGTTGGAGGATTTGCCAACTGACTTTGTACATGGCTTAGACTATCGTATGAAGAAAGGTTCAAAAGGCGGATATGCTGACTACTCAACATCAAGTTGGGCACGTCGTGAGCGTCCACTAAGTGACGAAGAAAACGCGGCAATTAAAGAACATGGCTTGTTTAACTTGTCAGACTTCTTGCCTAAGAAACCAGGCGAAGTTGAATTGAAAGTTATGAAAGAAATGTTTGAAGCGTCAGTTGACGGCGAGCCATATGACATGGAACGTTGGGGTCAGTACTTCAAGCCTGCAGGCATGAGCCAAAACACTGGCGACCCACAAAAAACATCATCTCCTAAGGCAGCACCTGCACCAGTACCAGCGGCAAGTGATGACTATGATGACGAACCAGCTCCAGTAGCTAAGACAGCACCTGCCCCAAAAGCTGAAGCAAGCACAGATGCACCAGCAGGCGACAGCCGTGCTCAAGACATCTTGGCAATGATTCGTAACCGCCAAAAAGCGTAATTAAAAACACGGCTCGGGCCTCTATGACTTAGTCATACGCCCGGGTTATCTATAATTTAGGAGAAATAAAATGAGTAAATTAAGCAAACTAGCAAAAGTAAACGAGTCAATCACTATCAATCGTTATGACAACGGCTATATGGTCGAAGTTGGCGGACGTGATGAAGAAAGCGAATGGAAAACCGCTAAGATTCTTTGTAACTCTGAACAAGATATGCTTGACGTAGTACAAGAATGGACTACAATGGACTTGGATAACTAATATGGCTACTAAAGCGTTTGATTTATCAAAGTTTAGAAAAACTTTGACCAAGTCTATTGACGGCTTAGGTATTGGGTTTAATGACCCAACAGATTGGGTTAGTACAGGTAACTTTGCGTTGAACTACCTAATTAGCGGCGATTTTAATAAAGGTATTCCGCTTGGTAAAGTTACTGTATTTGCTGGAGAATCAGGTGCCGGCAAGTCGTATATCTGTTCAGGCAATATTGTTAAGAACGCACAAGAGCAGGGTATCTATGTTATCCTTGTAGACAGTGAAAATGCGTTAGATGAAAAATGGTTACACGCACTAGGTGTAGATACTAGTGAAGAAAAACTTCTCAAGTTGAACATGGCTATGATTGATGACGTGGCAAAAACAATCCACGAATTCATGACAGAATACAAAGCTATGGAACAACGTCCTAAGGTTTTATTTGTCATAGACTCATTGGGTATGTTGCTTACCCCTACCGACATCAACCAGTTTGAAGCGGGAGATCTTAAGGGCGACATGGGTCGTAAACCTAAAGCATTGACAGCATTGGTTCGTAACTGTGTAAACATGTTTGGTAACTATAACGTAGGTATGGTTTGTACTAATCATACATACGCTAGTCAAGACATGTTTGATCCAGATGATAAAATCTCCGGTGGACAAGGTTTCGTTTATGCAAGTTCTATCGTAGTTGCTATGAAGAAGTTGAAATTAAAAGAAGACGAAGACGGTAACAAAGTTTCAGAAGTCAACGGTATTCGTGCCGCTTGTAAGATTATGAAAACTCGTTACGCAAAGCCTTTTGAAACATTACAAGTTAAGATTCCATACGAAACAGGTATGAATCCTTACAGCGGTCTAGTTGACTTGTGCGAAAAAGCCGGCTTGTTAAAGCAAGAAGGTAATAGACTCAAGTGGGTTGACCCAGAGACAGGTGAAGAGTTCAAATTCTACCGAAAAGAATGGAAAGATGATAAATTAGATATGTTAATGAGTAAATTTCATATCAAACCTTTAACAACAACCATTCCTGAGGAGACAGAAGAAAATGCTGAATGAAACCCAAGTAGGCGACATCTGGTTAAATTTTGTTGAGTATATTGACAAAAAACAATTAGAAACTGTTGCAGAACGATACATCGATTTACTTGCAGATTTTGGAGTAACTGACCGTGTATTGCAGGCAGCCACTGGCGTTGACGAAATTCTTGACCAAGCAATTTCATATTACTTAAACGAAGATGAAGACGCTGAACCAGAAGATGAAGACTTTAGGGAACTAGACTTTTAATGTGGTATAATAAAATAGCCAAGGATATTTCTTATATCCCCGAAGCCGTTGAGTTCTATAATGCTGAACTAGATGAAGCAAGATTAGAATGTCGGATCGTTGGGAATATTGAAAAAGCCTCCGCATCAATGCCAGGAGTTGTTGAACAACGATTTAGCCAACTCCAAGAAATTGAGGCTATTTTAGAATATTTAAATATTGAACTTCGACGCCTAAAAAGCCAACATTTTCGAAAATATTTAGAGAACTATCAACGTGCTCTAAGTAGTCGAGACTGTGAACGATATTGTGAAGGTGAAGCAGACGTAGTTGACTTTGAAAAAATTATCAACGAGTTTGCTTTACTTCGCAACAAGTGGTTAGGTATTACTAAAGCCCTTGATCAGAAACAATGGCAACTTACTAACATTGTAAAATTGCGTGTTGCCGGTATGGAAGACGCAACCTTATAACTAATTTTGCCAAAAGGTAGACTGTAGGCCTTAAATAATATTGAGGCCTATTTTTTTGTCTAAAAGGTTGATTTATAAAATACATTAGTGTATACTTACTACTATGATAACTGTTGATAATCTTCTATTACAAATTGTAAATTGTTCTAGCCCATCTGTTGACTCTTTAGTTTCTAAAAAAGATTTTAAAGTACTAACAAGCCTAGCATCTTCATCAAACAGCTTTCTGTTTATAACAGAATCACAATCTAATTTATTATTAAAAATACTCAATGATAATAAGGAAAAATTAGTAGCAATAGAAACTGATATTTCTAAAATTTTATCAACTCCTGAGTGGTCAAGACCATTTAGAAAAATTGAGCAAATAAGAAAACTGAATATTGTTAAAAATCTTGAAGATGAATCTGTACTTCAATTAGAAGTAACATCATCTGGTAGAATTCGTAAAATTTTGTCAGATGCTGGTAAGGTTATTGAAAACTTAACTCAGCTGTCTTCTGGAAAATATTACCAGGCTGACCTAACTGAGAAAAATATTATAGCTCTAGTTGACCTGCTAACACCTCTTAATTTTGATATTTCAGAAAATATCAAAAATCACTATAAAACCATAAAATCATGGTCAGAAACTGAAATTCGTGATCAGTTGTTATTGACCAAAATTGAGCATCCAAACTTCCATAAAGCAATTACTGCTGACCTCGGAATAGAAACAGCCATTGATCAAAATATTATAAATGACCGTAGTATGCGGTATCAGTATTTCACAGAAAATGTGAAAAATCCTGGTGAAAATTTGGTCGAATATGTGGCTAACAGATCAAGCACACGAATTTGGGTTGACAAAAATCAACACACACTAACAGAAGTCATTGCGACTTTAGTAAAATTAAGGCGTCTACCACTACTAGTAGTGTTTGATGGAAACGCTCCTAATAAATTCCAAGAAAATCTGGAAAATTTGTCAGATGCCCTGGAAAATAATGGAATTTTTGATCACGTAGGTGTTTACTTCAGACTGGCTAATGATGACGCTGGCAAAAAATTTAATTCTTTCATACAAGATAAATCATACAACTACAATCTAGATGACACAACTATAGTGGCTTCTTTGTTAGGTGGAAAAATACCGAAATTTTTCCTAAAAAATCCATGGAAGCCTATGAGTGTAATTGCACTTGATACTCGTATGGGTATGCGTCATGGAAAAACTTCAGTGTATGCTAGTTGTTGTGATTTAATAATTGAGTATGCAGATCAACCAACAATCCTTGAATCGAGTAAATCACAAATATGTCGGTAAAATTAGTAATCCGAGACGAAGTTAATATAAAACTTGAAAATTTGCCACTAGATGCTCGCAAAAAATTAGCCGCGGCATTTAAGTATGAAATTCCTTACGCCCGTTATCATCCTGCGTATAAATTAGGACGTTGGGACGGAATGGTTAGTTTATTTGGACTTGGCGGAAATGGTTATTTGAGCCAACTAGAGAAGATTTTAGACATTTTATCTAAACAAGGTATTGATGTTGATGAAGTAGATGATTTGCGCACTACTCCTAAGATTAATTTTATTCCTGTCACTGAATCTTATTGGGCAGACTTAGGAAAAGTATGGCCTAGAGGACATCAGCAAGAAGGCCAGCCTATTATGCTTCGAGATTATCAAGTAGAAGCAATTAATAAATTTCTAGAAAATACACAAGCCTTACAAGAAATTGCTACAGGAGCAGGCAAGACAATTACTACTGCAACACTAAGTCATCTTGCAGAAAAATATGGACGTACAATTACAATCGTACCTAATAAATCACTTGTAGAACAAACAGAAGAAGATTTTATTAGCGTAGGATTAGACGTCGGTGTATACTACGGTGATCGTAAAGATCTTAACAAAACTCATACTATTTGTACATGGCAAAGTCTTAACATTTTAGATAAAAAAAGTAAAAATCACGAGTACGACATTGTATCACTAGCTGAATTCCTTGACGGAGTTAAGACAGTCATTGTTGACGAAGTACATATGGCCAAGGCTGAAGTGTTGAAGAATTTGCTCACACAAAACTTGTGCAATGCGCCAATTCGTTGGGGATTAACTGGTACAGTGCCTAAAGAAAAATTTGAATCAGAACAAATTTTTGCAAGTCTTGGACCTGTAGTTGGGGGCATCAAAGCTCACGAATTACAGTCAATGGGTGTACTTAGTGATTGTCATGTAAATGTTGTGCAGATGATCGATCTTCCAGAATTTACCAGTTACTCCGATGAATTAAAGTATCTTGTAACAGATGATGATCGAATGATTTATATCAGCAAACTTATTAAGAAAATATCGCTTACTGGCAACACACTAGTTCTAGTTAATAGAATTGATTCGGGTAAATTTATTATTAATGAGTTACCAGAAGCAGTATTTGTATCAGGTGAAGTTAAGACCAAAGACCGTAAAGAAGAATATGACGAAATTAAAACTAGCGATAATAAAATTATCGTCGCGACCTATGGTGTTGCGGCTGTTGGTATTAATATACCTCGTATCTTTAACATGGTACTTCTTGAGCCTGGCAAATCGTTTGTCAGAGTTATTCAGTCGATAGGTAGGGGCATCCGTAAGGCAGAAGATAAAGATTTTGTGCAAATTTGGGATCTAACTAGCACTTGTAAGTATGCGAAACGGCATCTTACTGAAAGAAAGAAATTTTACAAGGACGCTAAGTATCCGTTTACTATTGAAAAAGTAGACTGGCAGAAATAATTATGTTCTTTAAAAAACAAAAACCTATTAAAATAGAGTTTTATACGCATGTTGGACAATTAATGGAATTATTTCCACCAACATTGGCAACAGAAGCACTACCTAGCTGGTTTGAAAAGTTACCATCAAAAGCTGGTAGAAACGTCAAACATTGTGTTGGAATAAAAGATTTATTCAGTAAAGGAATAATGATTCCATTATGGTCAGATTATACAGTTGACTTAGATTCTCGTAAAGCACCTGCTGTAAATTGTCCAGCCACAAAGCAATACCCATTATATCCACCAGCAGAAGCTCATAATTTATCAGAGCAAGCACCCGGTGCGTGGCCTGGTTATCAGAATGTTAAATTCACTAGTCCTTGGTTAGTATACACATCCGAGCCTATTAAGTGGGCATGTGTACAACCTGTGTGGAATCAACATGATCCACAACAATATACTGTAGTGCCAGGGGTTATTGAATTTAAATATCAAAATCAACTTAGTGTTAACACATTGTGGAAAAATAGTCCAACCCCTCGTACTGAAAAATTAAAAGCTGGAGATTCAATACTACAACTAATTCCAGTTACAGATAAGCCATTTGAGATTGAAGTAAAGTTTTTAAATCAAGAAATATTTTCACAAAAATTTACTAGATGGGAATACTCCTTTGATCTACAATACCATAAAATAAAATCATTATTTGAAAAAAGAGAAAATAAAAAATGCAAATATTAACATTAGATAACAAAACGTTCTCACTGAACAATTTACCGGATGAGGTTGACGATAGCACAAGATTTGCAGTACTTGATAATTCGAATCCTAACGATCCAGACTTTTTCTTTATGCCATTAATCTTTCTAGAAAGTTTCAATGCACCCGCAATGGTATTACGAATTGGTAACGATGAGATTGCTATGCCTATTGATTGGTCAATTGCTGTAGGAGATAGTTCGGCAGCTAGTGATATTGAAATTCTACCTTTAACTAGTTTGAATGACAGAGGATTTGAAGCATTAATTTTTAATCCATTAAGCTCGTTTAGGGTAGAGTTTAAAAAGATCGAAATTGTAAATTTTTATAACGATGTTAAATGGTACTTTCCAAAAATGAAAAATGGACAGTTACTAGCTAGTCCTACAAGAAACGGCGAGAAGCCAGATTGTGCATATTTTGTCAAAGAAATTAGTCGACAAAGTGAAATTATACAATTAGATAAAATATTATAAGGAATTATTATGACATTAAAAATTGCCTACTTCCAACCGGTTGTTATTGCTGTAGATCATGTGCCACCCGTTGAATTCAGTAAACTATATAATCTAGTAGAAGAACTACATAGCCATTCAGAATTAAATGATGCGTTGAATCCGTTTCTTAGTATTCGTGGCGGTCAGCAAATACAAGTTTATCCAAATAATCTAAACTTAGATGTAACTTGGTTAATCAAATGGTTGGAAACTGTCTGCGAAGGTTACATGGAAATCATTAACCAGCAAAGCGGCACTGATGATTTAAAATTATGCAAACCTGTAATTATTAGCATTTGGACCATTAAACAAGGTCCGGGAGATTATCAAGAAATGCACACTCATCCAGCTGGAAATTTTAGCGGGAACGTATACGTTAAGGCTCCTGATTTTGATCCAGACAGTAATGCAACTGATGGTCAAATATTATTTAGAATGCCACAAACTCGTGACATTAACAAGTTTATAATGAATGACACTTGGAAATATACTCCAACTCCTGGAACAATGTTAATGTTTCCAAGCTATTTGCCGCATACAGTTTATCCTTGGAACGGTACCGGCGAACGAACAGTTTTGGCATTTGATGCAAGACTAGTTCCAAAAGATGATGTGTTAGCAGAGTTTAATAATGGGCAATCTTAAACCAGGTGCAACGTACATCTATGAACGCAGTGGCGGTACAGTTTACGCACGAGAATTTGGTTCCAATCCAAGTAATCGACAAGTAGTTGGTTGGGACTATGATCCTAAAAGTCCCACCTTTACACCTGAAATTGATCCTGCAAAATCTGGTAAGGCAGAATTGGATGACCATAACGAATGGATTAAAATAAGATTAGCAGGAAAGAGCAACCCCGCCTTGCAAAAAGCCATCGATCGTGTTAAAATGTTATATAAACTAAGCATAGAAAAATATGAGTGAAAAAATAGAACTTAAAGAAAAACTTGCCGCAGTAGATCAAAATGTTCGAGAACTATGGGATGCCATGGATGCTGAACAACAAAAGGCATTGAAGCAAGAATTCTTTATTCTCAACAGATATATCAGCAACGTGCAAGGACAAAGCAGAGACGTTCAAGAACATTTTGTTTTAGCGGTTAATGAATATTTCAACAAGCATTGGAACAGTCTACAAAAACATCCTAAGTTAATGTGGCAACTTCTATGTATGTGTAGCTACAATGGTGAGAAAGTATTTTTCCATCAATGGTTAGGAAATAAAAAGAAAACTGGTAATGCTGGTAAGAAGATTAAATTTTTAGAAGAGCTTTATCCAGATCGTAAAGATGATGAGCTAGAATTACTTGCAGAATTAAGTACTGATAAAGATCTAAAAGAACTTGCTAGAAATTATGGCATGGACGAAGCAACTATTGCAAAAAAACTTAAATGATGTCGTTAATTACTCAACCTTATGTATGTGGCTATTGCAATAAGGGTTTCATGCAGGAAAAAACTTTGTTTGTACACGTATGCGAACAAAAACGTAGAGCATTGGCTCGAACTGAGAAACATGTAGTTATTGGGTATGATGCTTTTAATAAATTTTTTAAAAAAGCTCAGCCTCAACTTAAACAAAATAAAACTTATGAAGAATTTGCTAAAAGTCCTTACTATAACGCTTTTGTTAAGTTTGGCAGTTTTGTTAGTAATGTTAATCCTTTATATCCGGACAGATTCATTGACTGGGTTGTTGTCAGCGGCATCAAATTGGATCATTGGTGTAGAGACGAACTTTACGAAAAGTATGTTGGAGATCTTATTAGGTCCGAATCGGTAGAGACTGCATTGCAACGTAGTATTAGTCACATGATGGATTGGGCAGAAGTTAACAACGCACAATGGAATCATTATTTCTTGTACGTTAGCCTAAGTCGTGCTTGCTATGATATTAAAGATGGCAAAGTTAGCCCATGGGTAATATTGAATAGTAAAAATGGAAAAGACATGTTGCGAAAATTCAATGATGAACAAACTAATGCAGTATTTGGAATCATTGATCCGTCATTCTGGTCATCAAAATTTAAGAAGATGCCTGCTGATTTAGAATTTGTCAAACAAGTTATTAAAGAGAGTAATTTATAATGCCTGATATTGATATTGATTTTGCAGATAGAAGTATTGCTCTAGAAAAATTTAATCATGTAGTTGCTTCTATAAAAGAAGATGACACTTTTAAAAAACACAACACTGGTGTATATTGTACGTCTATCCCGTACAATCCATTTACAAAATTAAGCACTATTGATTATAAAGAAGCAGAAGATCGAGGATATTTTAAGATCGATTTTTTAAATGTTAGCGTATATGATAAAGTACGTGACCCAGCACACTTAAAACAATTAATGGAGACTGAACCACTATGGGATCTACTACAACAGGAGGATTTTGTAAATCTGCTCTTTCACGTGAACGGGCACGTGAGTATAACGAAATTAATGAAGCCATCGAGCGTCGAAGAGCTCGCGGCATTGATAGCGGTTATTCGCCCAGCAAAACGACACTTAATAGGAAAAGACTGGCCGACAGTACTCAGCGAGGTATGGTTGAAACCTGCGACTGACGAGTACTATTTTAAGAAAGCGCATGCTATTGCATACGCTCATGTAATTGTTGTGCAAATGAATTTAATTTGCGAAGAGCTATCTAACCTTTCTAACTAGTTGAACACTTTTTCGTTTAACACGCTTGAGTGTTAGATTCATTAAATTAACCACCGGTCCTAAAATTACCCTAGCATCTTTACTATTAAATGTTTTAATAGCATAGGAAAAGGGTTGTATTTCATCTCTGCAAAATATATTAATAGGAAATTGGCGGTTACTTTCCCACCACCAAGTTTCGCCTATTTCTAAAAATATTGCAAGTTCTTCAGGAGTTTTGATTGAATTAAGATCATAGAAGCTTGTGACAAATTGATCCTGATTAATAATGATTCCTACATATTCGTTATCACCGTAGTTTAACACACTGATAAAGGGTAGATTTTGTTCTATGTTGTCTCTTAGTTTTGCCATAAATAGTATTAAAGGTCCTGCCAGATGCAAAAAATTTCAAGTTATTTATATCCAAATCGAATCATACTAACAGCTGATCTGGCAGGATTTACTACGGAGTATACAAACGTGTATCAGAGACAAGTAAAAATTTATAAAGGCGTTCCTAACGTCCTAGAGTTCGACATTAAGAATGCCGATCAAAAGCGCATTGACTTAACGACCGTATCTAGTATTAGTCTTAACGTTATGGATGCCAGCGGTAAAGCACTACCTAATAGTCCATATACTGTTACACCAAATGCTCCAATTACAGGAATATGCAGTATTAGTATTCCAGCCGCAGATGTTGCAACTTTAGAGAATCAATATCTTACTTATAGTGTAACTGCTGTAATTAATAGTGTACCTACTCTAATGTATGCTGATAGCAAATTTAGTGCAACTAGCACACTAGAACTTGTTGGTTGGGCTACCCCGCATACTAGAAGCAATCAAATATTTGATACATTTACCGGAGAAATTGACTTTGCTGGTAACGTACAAAATCATAGTTCAGCTGTGCCGGCAAAGTTTTATGAAGCAGTGCCTACAGCCAATTTAACATTTGCTGTTATTATTAGTACAGGGTTTTTAGGCAAGGTATATTTGGAAAGCACTACTGATATGACAGTATCTGTTAACAGTTGGCTCAATGCCGCGCAAACTATAATCTTTGATAATACATCTACTAACATTCCAACTACAGCCCAAAGTACTGTTACAGTTACAGTACCAGTTAGTAATTATAACTATTTCCGATTGACTTATGGTTGGCCATTAACTTCATCAATTTATTCAAACATGGATATTTATGGTGGATATGGCGCAACAAATGGGCCCGGAAAGGTTGTATCTTTCACTGTTTCGTAGTATAATTAGGCATGGGCCTAATATCAGAAACATTACTTACACATCTACCTGGTAAACGTAAAACTACTCCAAGTGGTTGGATCAGTTTCAATGCGCCCTGTTGTGACGACAAACGCCAGCGTGGTGGATTTATTGTCAATGGTGGAGATGCAGTAAGTTATCATTGTTTCAATTGTCAATTTAAATGTAGTTGGCAACCAGGTAGACCTCTGAGTCAAAAAATGCGTAAGTTTATGCGAGACTTAAACTTACCCGACGATCTAATCAACAAGTTGGGTCTAGAGGCGATGCGCCTTAATGAAAGCTCATCGTTTGAAGTAAAGAGTATTATACCTAAATTCGATACTCGTGCATTACCAGACGAATCAGTACTCATATCAAGTTTAGATCAAATTCCAGATAAACTTATCTCGGTGTTAGAATACCTTGCTAGTAGAAGTCTTTTCTTAGAAGATTATAAATTTTATTGGACTCCTAAAATTGGTTTTAGTAACAGACTTATCATACCTTTTTACAAAGACAGTATTTGTGTAGGATATACGGCTCGTGCTATTAATGATTCTAAACCTAAATATCTATCAGAACAGCAACCGGGCTATGTTTTTAATCTTGACCGTCAACAAAACAATCGCCAATTCGTGATTGTTTGTGAAGGACCGTTTGACGCGATAAGTATTGATGGATGTGCTTTACTCGGAGCAGAGATTAAGGACAGTCAAAACTGGTTGTTAAAACAACTAGGTAAAGAAATAGTGCTAGTTCCAGATAGAGATCACGAAGGTCCTAAGACAGTAGAACAAGCATTAGAATATGGCTGGTCAGTAAGCATGCCAGACTGGCCCGAAGGCATTAAAGACGTTAATGATGCTATAGTTAAACTAGGAAGACTAGCAACACTATATCTAATTACGTCAGCAAAAGAATCAAACTCGTTAAAAATACAACTACGAGCAAAGAAATGGTTTAAGGACATAACATGAAAAAACTATTAGATATACTATTAAGCCCTTGGAGAAAGTGGAAAGAAAATCGTGAATGGAAGAAACGTATTGAAGAACTACGTAAACGTGATCCATTTATTTACAAATGATACTCTGGGGAATAAACGCTCTTAATCACGGTTCTAGTCTCGCCGTGTTCAAAGAGGGTAAACTAGTATTACAGACTACTAACAAAGAAGACACTCTAGAAAGTAGTCAAACTGTACAGGCTTTAAACTACGGCAGTCCAGATCGTATATTCTGGTATGAGCGTCCGTGGGTTAAGAAAGCAAGACAACTCTACGCAGGTCAATATAAGACTGCATTAGATATGTCTACATTACCAAATCGTCATCTTAAACAATTCAAATATGCAAAAATTTCTTATACTCCTCATCATGGCAGTCATGCTGCCGCTGGTTATTATACAAGTCCGTTTAATCATTGTGCGATTGTTGTGCTCGATGCAATCGGAGAATTTGAATGTGCTACCATATGGCAAGGGCTCCACGGTGAAATGAAGAAAGTGTGGAGTAGAAGTTATCCACATAGTTTGGGATTATTCTACTCAGCCTACACACAGTATGTCGGGCTAACTCCAATCAAAGACGAATACTTGCTACAGAAAATGGCTGAGCAGGGCAACAGTGATAGGTTCCTACGTTCTGTGCGCAATCATTTTGCTGAGGGTATATTAAATCTAAAAACAAACTTTCATCGCGGACTATATTGGGATGATAATCAACTGACTAGCCTACAAGAACAATGTGATTTGGCGGCCGCAGTACAACAGGTATTCAAAGAGCAAGTATGTATGGTAATGAAGAAGGCTAAAGAATTAACTCAGGCAGATTGCCTAGTCTATATGGGCGGGTGTGCTATGAATAGTGCTACTAATCAAGCAGTAGTAGAAGACAAATTTAAATATATATGGTCATTGCCTAATCCAGGAGATCCTAGCAGTAGTATAGGTGCAGTACTATATCATACCAAACAGAGAGTATGGGATTATCGATGGGATCCTGTCAAACACATTGAAATAAGAGTTTAACTAGCGTATAATACAAATATGAAACAGAATACAGATTACGGTTACGACATACAAAAAGTATATTTAGAAATGATGCTAGCAGATGCGGCAACATTTAGTAGATGCCAAGGTATCTTTGATCATACACTTTTTGATCGCAAGCTACAGACTGCGGCTGAGTTTATGAGCCAATATATCGAAGAACATAATGTAGTGCCCACAGAAGAGATTATTAATGCCGCTACCGGTACTAATTTGAAAGTACCCCACGATCTTCGAGATGAACACTATGACTGGCTACTTAATGATTTTGAAACATTCATTCGACATAAAGGTTTGGAAAAAGCAATCTTAGAAAGCGCCGATTTGTTAGAAAAAGGTGAATATGGTTCAGTAGAGGAAAAGATTAAACTAGCTGTACAAGTAGGTTTACAACGTGACTTAGGTACAGACTATTGGCTAGATCCTCGCGCACGTCTAATGAAGATTAAAGACAAAAACGGACAGGTAAGTACCGGTTGGAAGAGTGTAGATGACAAGTTGTTTGGAGGATTCAACCGTGGGGAGTTGAATATCTTTGCAGGTGGATCAGGTGCAGGTAAGTCATTATTCCTTGCTAACTTGGGCATTAACTTTGCCGAGAAAGGCATGAATGTAGTTTACTTGACACTAGAACTTTCAGAAGAACTTGTGGCCATGCGTATGGATGCAATGGTAACAGGAATGGCAACTAAGGATGTGTTTAAGAACTTAGATGATGTTGAGATGAAGGTTAAAATGGTAGGTAAGAAGTCTGGTACATATCAGATCAAGTATATGCCTAGCGGTAAGACTACAAACGATATTCGAGCTTACTTGAAAGAATATGAAATCAAACTAGGACGCAAAGTTGACGTTCTACTAGTTGACTACCTAGACTTGTTAATGCCAATGGGTAAGAAGATTAGTGCTGAAAATCTGTTCGTCAAAGACAAGTATGTGTCAGAAGAATTGCGTAACTTGGCCATGGAAAAGAACTGTGTGTTTGTGACTGCGGCACAGTTGAATCGTGGCGCTGTAGAGGAAGTTGAGTTCGATCACAGTCATATTTCAGGCGGATTAAGTAAGATTCAGACTGCGGACAACGTGTTTGGTATCTTTACAAGTCGCGCTATGCGTGAACGTGGACGCTATCAAATTCAGCTGATGAAGACTCGTAGTTCAAGCGGTGTTGGCATGAAAATTGATTTGGAATTTAACATCGACAGTCTACGTATTACTGATTGTGAACAAGAAGATGGTTATGGTAATCACAACAGTCAATCAGCTGGTAGTAGCTTGTTAAACTCAATTAAGAATAGACAAACAGTTAATAGTGACACTGGAGAGATTGTTGCAGGACTAGGAGTACCTAAAGTTAAAGCACAGGTAGAAAGTTCAAAGCTCAGAGAGTTACTCAACAACTTGCCCGGCGATGACATATGAACCCTGAACAAATCCTGTTATTCCCCACGGTGATACATGAGCATACACTGCCTAATGATCGGCACATGCAGACCCTAAAACAGGTGATTGATGCCACGCCAGTGAAGGCTCACGGCAAAGTTGGCACTAGCAGTTACAGTGGCCGCGATAAGGGCATACTAGCTGATCCTACGGTCACGGTAATTGCTGATCGACTACAGGCCTGTGTGGACAAATGGGCCGAGACCATGGGCTGTGATGAACTGATGATTACCAACAGTTGGATCAACATACTAGGACCCGGCGATAGAATTGAACATCACCGACATGAACTTAGTGTATGCAGTGGTGTTCTGTATGTGGATGTAGATCCGGGCTCAGTGGGCTTAGACCTGCACTCGCCTCTAGAACAGTTACGTATGTTTGAACACAGTCGGACTCCTAATTTCTTCAATGCCAATTGGATCACCACAGACTGTAGCCCATGCAGACTGATTTTATTTCCCAGTTGGTTGGCCCACAGCAGTAGACCTAATGAAACCAATCGACGAGTGAGTCTAGCCTTTAACTCAATCTACAGACACACTATTAACAAGATTTTTGACTAATTAGATAAGTACGTATATAATACTAGCCAAAGACCGCCATGGAACTACACCACATCACAGACATCACAGATCCCCTAGTCCGATTGATCAAGGACGACCCAGTACGACCACACATACCCCTGGAACAGCGTATCAACGAAGCCGCTGAAATCCTAGTACTCAAAGCAGGAGAAGAAATCCTGGCAGCTACCTGTATGCAGTGGCTCAGTGACATACCAACTAGCGAAGAAGATCTCGTAGCCATGAGCAAAGATCGTAAAACTGCGGTATTCTACACTATATGGAGTTATGCACCTGGAGCAGGAGCTGAACTGATCAAACAGGCAGCGGCTTGGGTACTGGGCACTAATAAAGAAGTTGAACACATTGTTACACTCAGCCCCCAGACCAAGATGGCTGAAAGATTCCACCTAAAGAACGGTGCCAGTGTACACAAGACCAACGAAACCACAGTAAACTACAAATACTACTCAAAACCCAAAGGCTAACATGCAAGAATTTAAAAACATCGGTTATCATCTATGGCAAATGGATGAAGGGCTGATACAGGCAGTTGAAGAGGAAGTTGAAGAAGTACGTCAAACTATAGATTTTACCACGCCCAATGGCTTGGTTAATCACAAGGGTTTCCTCAAGCGTACAGTACCACATCTAGAGCAGGCCATCGGTGAACGCATCAAGAGCTATAACCTAACCTATGGATATCCGCATAGCCTACGTGTGCTAGAGCATGGGCGTAGCCTCAAGCTGGATCAGGTCTGGGTCAATTGGATGAGCAAGCATGAGTACTATAACATGCACTCACATGGTGGTGTAATGAGCTGGGTTATTTGGCTCAACATACCCTATACTCGTGCTAGCGAAATTGCCGCCCGTCCCTATGTACCACCTGAAGTTAACTATGCTGGACAGTTTGCTTTTCACTATACCAATGCACTGGGGCAACAGGCCTGTGAAATGCTCAATACCTACAATGATTGGCGGGGTGTCTTGTGCATATTCCCTTCGGCACTAAACCATTCAGTTATGCCCTTTTACTCTAGTGATGATCTTAGAGTTAGTATAGCGGGCAACTTTTACTTTGATTTGGGTGCAGAAGACCTGATCAAAACCCGACCAGAGTCAAAGAACATACTGGGCTAACAGACTGCGGATATTTCTATAAATATCTGCATGCCCACATATAACAACTGGGATTATGTTCCGGTACTACATGATTTTGAGTATATAGCCGATATACGCTGGCCTGGGCGAGTGGGTGAGCAATTGGATTGGATCATAGGCATTACTCACGTAGAATTCTGGCTACTCAAGTACGCAGGCGCCAAATACCAACGTTGGGCTTGGAACATGGCCATAGAGTCATACCACATATCAGTGGCTTTCAAATACGACAAACACAAGATGCTGTTTCTGCTCAATTATAGCTAGACAACCGCGGAGCGCAGAAAATTTATAATCGCGAAGCGAGCGCAGATTTTTTATGCTACGAAGTAGCGAGCGGTAAAACACGATCTAGTGTTACCGGTCCTGCGCCTCAACCCGAGCACCCAACGTGTTAGCACATATGCCCGAGATTAAGGCATTAGGATTCGCACTACGAGCATTAATACGTTCAACGTCCTCTAGAGCCAATTCTAGAGTTTCTATGCGTGATGACTGTAGATACATCCTGTTACGCAAGTCTGATGCTTGTAGGATGCTTAACAGAGCTGTAATAGCTCTAGATAACCATAAGTGTGTGTTCATTATGTATATAGTAAATACACAATGTATCAACTACTAATGCGAATAGCGGACAACAGTCTGCACTATATACTGGCTCTAGTACTTACAGGTATGATGGCTTTTATGCTTGGCTTGTTAATCGGTTACGTGTGGTAAATACACAAAGAGGAATAAAAGATGGGACGACCACTAAAAAAAGCACTATTTGGCAACACTAACTTTGGACAAGCTGGTACTACTAGCGATGACGGTTTAGGTGGTGGCTATATAGCCAGTATTACACAGTCTAGTAAAGGTTCACCAAACCTAACGGGTACGCTTACAGTAGTCGTAGATGCACCACAAGAACCAGGTGGTGTACAGGCCACAGCAACAGCCACAGTTGCCAGTGGTAATGTTACATTTGTAGTGACTAATCCAGGTAGTGGTTACAGATCAAGTGTGTTTGCCACAGTTACTAGTGATAGTGGACAAAATCCAACCGTGCTGGGTTATGTATTTCAAGTGACTATTACTGGTGGAGTAGAACACTTGAGAATTACAGCTAACATATTGGGTCTAAGCAATAATAAGGCTGACGTCGTTAAACAAATTAATCCACATAGATACTTGGTTAAAAACGCCAATGGTACAACAGCCGCACAAGTAGATCCTAATGGACAGTACTACTATGGTAACTGCCCAGATGGTTACATGTTCTTTTACTGTACAGACAATAACTCAGCTAGATACGTAGTGGGCAAAATAAGTGGACATAGACTGACTCTATTCCAAGATCCTACAAGTTCAGGATGGTTATTTGCAAGTGGTACTAGTGTGCCTTGGATACGTGCTAGTGGAGTAGACGGTGCTCGTAACAACTCTAATGTAACATTAGACACTATACTTAACTAATGAGTATAAGTGAATAAAGAATGGGTCCTAAGGGACCTATTTTTTTGGCTGTAAAAAAATTTGGTCAAGTACTTATGGAAAGTCATGATATAAAAACAGCTCAAAAAGGTGGTGTAATCTGCGTGTAATCTAGTAAATACTTGTACACAGAACTTGAACTGTGAACAGGAGGTAGTATGTATATGAGATCCGAATACTTAGATCACAAGCCTCAAGCAAAATTAATGCACTCAGAGAATCCACCAAACTAGGCATGAGTAAACTTTACTGTTGACGCACACTAGACGGGACATTCCCGAAAAACCAAGCCCTATTCCTAGGGCTTTCTTATGGCTGTAATAACAGTAAAAAATAGTAACATGTATAGCATGAGAAGTGGGAGTGTGCTATACTATGAGTATGAAAACACTAATAACAACTGCTTCTATCCTGCTGTCAGCATGCGGTGCTGGCGCTCCCGCAAACTCTACTAACTCAAAAACATATCCGTGTGATAGTCAAATAGTGGCTATAATGGCCACAATGCCAACTCCAAACTTATTGGGCTTGGG